AACTTATCCTCTGCTACTTTTAAATCTCTTTTAATATTTACTAAAACTTGTTTGTTTGCTTCTATGGTGTCTGTAAGATTTATAACATACCTAACAGATGTAAATGTTCCGGCTAGTATTGCTGCTACTACGGGCACAATAACTATATTTTTCTTTACCCATTCAAATTTAGATAACTTAATTTTCTTTTGTTTTTTCATTATTGATGACTTCCGTTCCTGATTAGTTTTTCTACGTCTTCAGTTAATTTCTCTGTTCTTTTCTTTAAAAATTCTATGTTAACTGCATTGTTTCTCATGCCCTTAATTTCTTCTTCTACATCTTCTAGTAAACCACTAACGTGCTCTACAATCATAAATAGTTCTGCTTCTCCAGCTGATTGACCTAACTCACCTCTTGGATATTTAATTCTAAACTCTGTGTTTTGTTCTAAATCTTTTTGCATCAACTCTATTTTTGTAGAGTGTTGGTTGAGTGTTTCGTGAATGCCAAAATAAGCCCAGGTTCCAACCGCGATCATCGCGATCAAACTGGCAACCGTCTTCATCGGCATCTGTACGGCTGCTGATTCGGAAATTTTTAGGGCCATAAACTACCTGTTGAATCTAGACACGATCCAGTTCCAGCCAGCTTTTATTTTGTCCCAAACTTTGCAACAAACTGCTTTACATTTTTCAATCATGTTTCTTCTCCTCAATTTCGTAAAAGAAGTTATCCGTATCTTCGGTCTTCCATTTACTTGTGTTTTCTACATTCCATTCAGATGTTTGCACTTTCCAATCAGGCACATTATCTTTTACAGTGAATGAAGGTATATCCCAAATACATCTGTTGTTAGGTTGTGCTGCATAGTTCCCGTCGTCTAGAGCTATGATGTGAGCGCATTTATGCTCGTGCGGTATCTCTGAATGATCCGTATCCAGTATATTAGGCTCTGGGTGAGCAAAGTCAACAGTGAATAAATATTTGCCTGGATGCCATTTTTTATCTTTACCTATGTATTTACCGGCTTGTGCTTCTAAAATGTCCCAAGAATGAACAGAAGGATAATAACTAAAACAGTTCCATAACTGTAGCTCATCAAGTCTACGTTTAGGAACGTCTTCTGGCTTAAAACCTCTTTGAATGAAAGCAGTAATCGGTAAACGGTAGAAGATCGCACCATTTTCCATAATGGCATGAAACAAAAGCGACTTACCTGTAATAGAGGAGATACCAAAAATGATACAATCTTCGACTTCGCCATGATGTTTTTTAAGATCATAAAGATACTCTCTCCTGATTTGTGCATACTCCACTGGTATATTTGCATTTAGATACGCCATAATAAAACCTCATTTGATACTGCCCCAGTTATCCCCTTCTTCATAGTCTACTTTATTAGGAACTTCAAGTGTGACCGTTGACTCCATTATCTCTTTAATTTTTTCAGCTTCTTTTTTATTCTGCACAGATATATCTAGTTCATCGTGAACTTGTAGATGTGGTAGTATGCCTTCAGCGTGTAAATCTATCATGGCTTTCTTCGTCATGTCTGCTGCAGATCCTTGTATTAATCTATTCAAAGCTTTGTATGTGTATGCTCTTCTGATCCCTGGTCCGTGTTCCGACAGCGCTGCATCATGAGGCAATGGTTTGTGGATACCGAACTGATTCGGTTCCCATAGATGAAACCTACATAGTCTACCCAGAAGCGTTCTAACTTTACCACGTTGTTGTGCTCTACTCATCACCGCATCCATGAGCTGTTTAACAAAAGGCACCTTGCTATGATATTGTTTAAATAAATCCTCTGCTTGTAATTTGTTTATACCAAGCTCTGCTTGTAATTTATTTTTACCCATACCGTAAAACAAACCAAGATTAATTGTTTTAGCCTGAAATCTACCAATGTCGGCCATATCTGCTACAATCTGATGGAAGTCTGCATTTTCATTTTTGTATGCCTCTACTACATCCTCTACAGAATAAAATCCTTGCAGTGCAGCGTAGTGCACAACAAGACGTGGTTCTTGTTGGTTGTAATCAAAGCAGCCCCACTTACATCCTTCCTCAGGTATAAACAACGATCTTATCCGTGGTCCAAGATCTTTGTTCCTTGCAGGTATTTGCTGTAAGTTTGGATTGTTCATACTAAATCTACCTGTTACCGTACCACCACTGTCGCCACGTAACTGGTTTATCTCTGCATGTATTCTACCATTGGCTGAATATTTTAATATAGTATCAATAAAAGTTGTGTGAGCTTTATTAATCTCTCTTGCTTTTGCTATGGCTTGCACAATTTGATGAGGGTGATTCGCTAAAAAGTTTTTTGTAAAACTAGGAGCCCCTGTTTTTACAGTTCGTTCGTATGGTAAACCAAGCTTATCAAACACCTTCGCAATAGATCTTGCAGCCCAAATTTGTACTTCTTGTTTGGTTTCAGAATAGATGGCACCTAGTAATCTATTCTCTTCTTCAACCATGTTTTGTTTTTCTCTAGCTGCTCTATCTTTGTCTACACGAACACCTAAGAATCTCATGTCAACAAGAACAGGAAACAATTTTGTTTCCATATTAAATATATCTTCAATGTCTTGATGTAATATTTCTTTTTTAAATTCTTGCCACAACTCCAGTGTGAGTTGGGCGTCACGCTCCGCGTAAGCTCCAACGTACATAGCTGGTAGTTTATACATTTCTGCTTTTGGATCTACACCCCAAGACTTTGCTGTTTCTTGTAATACACTTTCATCTTTACCTTTACCTAAATAATCTCTAGACAAACCATTTAAATCATATCTAAATCTATTTTCATCTACTAGTGATGCAGCTATCATGGTATCTACAATTTGTCCTTTTACATTTATACCAAGAGCTCTTAACCAACAGATATCATACATTGCGTTGTGAAATATCTTAATCGAATCAGTGTTCATCTGGTCTTGTAACCATTTTAAAACCATCTTACGATCCATGTTACCACCACCTTCATGTGCAATAGGATAGTATGCACACCAATCGTGTGTGGCTAATGATATACCAACCACATCACCTACACCTACAACAGAACCAGATCCCATTCTTTCGTTTAGGTTTGGATCTTTTGTTTCTAAGTCTACAGCTATCTCATCGTATTTACCTAGATCAGGAAAGTCTGTTGGTGGTATCCACTCTGTTTGTGGTTTAAATATCATTTTCATGTTTACATTCTCCTGCTATTGCCATGTATGCAGCTGCATCGACATAGGTATCTGATGTTGGTTGACCAAACTTTGTTCTAGCTACTTTTAACAACGCCATCATGACAGCAGCATCGTGTGCCGTAATCTCTTTGTCTAAATACGCTGTCCATAGTTTTGCTATGTTTGCGTGATTTACAATTTTATCGCCGTAAGTTTTTGCTCTAGGTCCAGCGATTAATTCTTTCGCTAGTTGTAACGCTTCTTCTGTTTTCATATTTTATATCCTTTGTATATGTCCTTTGGTCTGATGACATGTAAATGATTTTTAGTTCTAGTTGCACCAACATAGAATAATCTATTTTCATCATCAGGATTTTGTTCGTAGTTTCTTTGTGTGTTTCTTGATAGATCTGTCAGGAGAACCACGTTATCCTGCTCACCACCTTTTGCACCGTGTATTGTAGATAAAGTAATTCTTGGTTTTGAATTTAACTTTTCACCATTCTCCCTCATCCTTCTTATATACCTTATTATTCTTTGCGGCGCATCATCAAAAGCTTCATACCAAATTTTATCCGTTTTCAACCAACGTCTCTCTTGTAGGTTTGAAATTTTATATGTTGCATCTTTGTCTAAAAGTTTTAAAGAATTTTTTTCAAAGTGATTCGGTGACATGTAGGATGCGATTCTATTAATTTGATCGTAGTTTATATCCACACCTTTACGGAGGTTTTCCCAATCAGTTATAGCTTTGTACAAATCTTGTTCCCGATTCGTTTTGTACTTGTTCTCGTAGTACAACCCCTGTGAGTATAAGTGATTCTCTAAATCATTTAACATAAACTTAGTTCTAGCTAGGACTAGCCAATTACCTTGTTTCATGTTAATTTGTTCAAAATCATCGTGATATGAAAGTAATCCTCTTTGTGTTTTTGGTCGCCACTCTTTTGGTAGTCGCTTTTGTATCTTATTTACTATGCGTGATGCCACATCATGAACTACCTGCGGTATTCGGTATGACTGTGTCAACTGCATTATCTTTCCTGTCTGTGATATAAAACTATCTACATCTGCACCAGCCCATCTAAATATAGCTTGATCATCGTCACCTGCTAAATATGTGTGTTCTGTTTTATCCCATATTGATTTAGCCATACCCCATTGTGTTTGAGATAAGTCTTGTGCTTCATCTATAAAAACTACATCGAATCGTGGTGATCTATCAGACTTAATAAATTCTGTAATCATGTCTGTAAAATCAATTAAGTTATAATCTTTCTTGTACTGATTTAAATCATGCACAAACTGTTTGAGTTGGTGCACCGTTATGTCTTGTGTATGTTCTTTTAAATTATATTGTTGTTCTGGTGTAATACCTCGTAATTTAGCTAATTGTACAATACGTAGTAAATCACTTTTAGTTGTAAATAATCCTGTGTGTTCGTTATCATACTCATGATAATCAACAATAATACCCATCTTCTTACCTAGATCTTCGTAGTGTCTACGTTGCATAACTTCATCCTTACGTATGCCAAGTCTTCTAAATGCTAGTGAGTGTAGTGTTCTAAAATATGGTAGGTCATCCTCTGATAGATTAAACTTAGACATGGCTCTATCTCTTGCTTCATAAGCAGCTTTCTGTGTAAAAGAAAAATATCCTATTTTATCTGGATCAGTTTGTTTCAAATACATATCTACTTCATTTAGTAAAGTGGTGGTTTTTCCTGTGCCTGGTGGTCCTAATACTATTGTTTTCATAATAAATGTGTCATTAGAATAGTTGCTATACAGATAACTGTAATAAGCGTAACGTCTTTCTTCAAAATGCGTCCTCCTTTTTAAACTTACGTTCTTTTATTTTTATTTGTTCTTTTTCAAATTGTTGTAATTTTATTACAGAGAGTTTCTTTTTACCTATATTCATTCTAACATGTTCACACCCACAATGTTCTAGCAGCCATAATATTGTTATGTCATATTTTTCTGTCCATTTATGTCTGTGTAAAAATTTATGATAAAAGTGTGTAAATATAAAATGATGGTTATTATCTTTGTTCCAAACATTCCCTGATTCCATATCCTCTTTTGTTGCACCTTCTGCTGTTCTACTAGTACAATAATTTTCTAAATGTTGTGCTAACTGCTCTAATTTTGTTGCACCAGTCGGTGCCTCTATAATTTCTGGATTAGACATTAACAGTGAAACCATATCTTTATAATCTTTTGGTTTAATTGTAGGTGGAAACTTATGTATCTGATTCATACACGCTCTAACAAAAAGTCTTTGTTCTTGTAACTCCTCTGCTTTTAGTTCTACTCTCTCACCGTCTACATTTAATCTAAATATTTTTGGATCTAATTCTACAATCTGTAAGTCAGATAATTGTGGAAATAAACTTTGTGTGCCTATTCCATATTTTCTAGTTTTACATAATTGCTTATCACAATGGTTGCACATTGGTTCTTCTGTGCATTTAAAACCATAGTCTTTATTATCTTTTCTAAATTTTGTTATTTCATCGTGTCTAAATGGATTTACAAAATGTTTAAAATTAAATGCATCTAGTTTATCTGCCCAACTGTCTGGCCACTTCTTTTTTGCATAAACTCTGTATTGGAACATAACTCTGTCTCTACCATCATCTAATTTTTCTTTTGTTAGTGATTCGAGACAAGGTGGTCCATCATCAAACTCTGATGGTGGTCTTTCTATTTTTAAGTCTTGTAATTGTTTTGGTGAGAGAGCTCCAGATTTTATAGAATTTAAAAAAGCCGTAATTGTAACAGCTTGTCCAGATTTGTCATAACAATATCTTGTTGAATTTTTACAATTAAAGTATGGTAAATTTAAAAAATTTCCTGTATCATCTTGCGATTTTAATTCAATTTGTTTTGGAAATACCTCAGCATTACCAAACCCTAGCACAGCACTAACAGACATAAGTTTGTCTCTCATTAATTTTGCTGGAACATAATCTGTTGTAAATAAAAATATATGTGCACCACCACTTTTTGATCTACACACCCAAAGCGGTATTTTATATTGATCGATTTTGTTTATAATTTCTTTGTGATTAAGAGTGTATTTATCTACGTCGATACATCCCCATCTACATTCATTGTCTTCGTTTATGGGTATGATTCCTAAACTAGGTTCAATACCATTAAGATGGTCCTCCCAATGTTTTTCAGTGACTACTTCTCTTTTGACAAAAGATTTACCTTTGACCTTTAATCCATCGGCACCTTTCTTGTCTACATAAGTGCATCCGTGCGCACGCTTTAGTCCTGTAAATATCTTTCTAAAATCTTCCATAATTGTTTCGTAGGGGGCGGATCCAGTCTCCCATCACCGCCCCAGGTCCTTCCAATGGAAGTCTTTAATATGGTGAATCGGATTTGGATTCCTGCTCTCCATGTTTTACATTCACCTCACCTTTGGAAACGTTTGCTCCAAAGTCTTTGGCAATCTTGTAAATACCTGGATCGCTAATTGGTCCAACTCTAGACACATCCCAGCCAAACCACGTGCCTTTGTCGTTAGACTGTTGCACGGTTTTTAACTTATAAATATGGCTATATGTTGGCGGTGTGAACATACCGTTCTTACCTTGCATTTTCAAACCCATCATCATTGAGTTCCATTTTCTACTCACTTTTAATTGAGTAGCTTTCATAGATATCAATGCTGTTGTTGGATTGTTGCCAAGTACAACTACGAAATGACTTGCTGTATTTTCAAGATAGTTGCCGTTAGACAATCTATCTTTATTAAACTTGTCTCTTGTAGTTGACGGTAGGTCATCTCCAGCTTCATAG